AATTCCTCCAGCTCCAGTTGCTTGAGCCTGTACTGCCATGATTCTAGCTTTAGTAATATTAACGGCTGACCCACTTGCATATTTTTGTATTTGGCCATCTGCTGTGAGCGCTATACTTTGTCTTACATTTCCTATTGCCATATTTTTTCCTTATTCTGTGAGCTCCCGAAGGAGCTCACAATTATGAATCTTACGATTCTTTAGCCCAAGTACCTTGAGCTTCAACTACTGTCCAATGGGCAGTAGAATTCATAGATGCTATTTTTACAAAATCCCCAACTCTTGATGTTGCTTTTGTATTAATTAAATCTTTATCGTCTGTTAAAGATCCTGCATACAAAATACCATCACTAGCATTAGGACTAATAGTAAAAGTGTTAGCTCCATCAGCTGCAGTATTAACAAATGTAAATACATTTCCAATTGCAATTGCTGGAAGAGTGAACACAGTACCATCAGTTTTTGATGTAAAGGTTTGCCCTGAATCAGTAGTAATAACGACAGTGTAATTAGATTCTTTTGGTGTAATATTATATCCAGTTACGCCTGCTTCGTTTTTCTTACCAACTAAAACGGGTCCTCTAAATAGTGTTGATGCCATAATTAATCCTCCTAGTTTGCGAATCTAGTCTCTAGGCCGTCGACTATACTCGTCTAGATTCATTAAATAATTGTATAGTAATTAATCTATAGCGCAGATTTGCGTATAGTGCAAGCGATACTGTAGTCAGAAATAAATTTCGGATATGTAGCTTTTATCTAAGTGGCTACTGACACTTCAGGCCTTGAATCAGCGATCTTAATTTTAAGATCTTCTAATCGAGCTTCTTCTAATTTGATTTGAGTAATGATGCGTTTAATTTCTGCATCAATCTCAACCATGTTCAGGTTATATTTCCCTGACTTAAGATGCTCCTGCTCCCAACTTAACTCCAAGGACTTCTTTTGTTTGTATAGGTCCTCGATCATGATTAACCTCCTCATAGGTTATCCATTTACCTTTTTTATTGGTAAATCCATCAGATTCAAACTTTACCTCATTTTTTCCTAGTTTGTCAAGGATTGAATTTTCAATATCTTGAGAAGTATCATTACACTGAATATTAAAGTCAGCATAATAGCCACAATATCGGATTTGAATTCTGAAGTTTTTCATAAGTCTAATTTCTTACTTTATAGTCGAAATGAGGCGGAATTGTGTCCGCCTCAAATCTTAATTACTTAATTACGCACCTTCTACGCCAAAGATACCTCTAGGGTCAGATACTCCAAATGAGTATCTTTCTCTAGCTTTGTATCTAACGTTTCCAGTATCGAAATCGCCTTCCATTGCTGTATTCAATGGAGTTCTAACGAACATTTTCATGCCGTTAGGAACGTCAGTAATAATGTACCAAGAATCAGCATCAGTTAGGTAATTATTCACTCTGTATCCTTGAGGAATCATTCCCATGCTGTTTACTGCATTGATATCATTGTCAGCTGTTCCAGTTCTACCTTGAGATTTCATCAATCTCTCTGCATTAAATTGGTTTTCAGGTGGAACAATCATTTTAACGCCTTTAGCTGCTATTAAAAGTCCACGTTCATCAGTCATTTCTCCAATATCGATTAGAGATTGTTCTAATGAAGTTTCATTTAAGTCAGCTTGCGTTGCCAATGTGTTCGCAAATGAGCCACTTAATGTAGTGTGCGACGTGTTAAACAGAGAAACACCATCACCAGAATCAAAAGCATCCGTTGAAGGAAGACCGTTGATTAATGGAGCTGCTGCTTTAACTTGTTTAGAGTTCGCCATGGATCTCGCCAAAGCTTTTGTGTATCTAGAAGCAAGTCTGTCGTAGAGGTTATCTTCGATAGCTTCTTCAGTGATAGCAAATGCTAGAGCTACTGTCTCATGAGTGTAACGAGCTGTGAAGGTTTCTTGTGCATCATCAAATGCTACACCTTGACCTTCGCCTTTTACTTGCGCGTTTCCGAATCCTGATAACATAACTTCCTCTTCGAAAGCTCTGTCAGAAGATTCTATATTGTAGATTTCAGCGTGTTGGTTTTCGTATCGCTTGTACTCCAGTCCGAATAAGGCATTCAAACCTGGTTCAAGCTCTTTTACTAACTGCGCTCGTGATATTGCCATGTTCTATTCTCCTTATGCTGCTGTCATTACAAACTGATTAGTCCGTTGATTTGCTACAACAACGATATCACAGCCAGCTGCTGTAACATCTTCTTGATTTGGAACTTCGCCGGATCTTACTAATCTCCAGGCATGTCCATCATTAGTTGCTGCAATGTTCAGAGTATCTTGAGAAGAGCCTTCATAGCCAGATCCACCATTATTAACATTATTCGTGTTAATTGTGTAAGTAGCTGTAGCTGCAGCTACGGAAGCTCCGACTGCTGCATCTGCTCTAATCATATATTCTTGAAACGGATTATCATTTACGAAGATCACACCATCGCTGTTACCTGTGTTTGGGTTTGTAGCAAAAGTTTGACTTGCTGCTACAGAATTTGCCCACGTAGGCTTTTTGCTAGTTCCATCGATGTAAAATACACCATTAGAAACTCCAGCGCAAAGATACGGAGTTCTTGCATCGCCATCCCAAGAAGCACCACCAGTTTTTCCATCATCCATAGTTGCTGGTGAAAGACTTTGGAAATATCCATCGTCGCCATCAGTATGTTGTGGTCCAACCGGTTCGCCTTTTAAGATACGAACACCCAAACCTGACACGATAGCGTACTTAGATTGTCCTGAAGTCGCAGGTGTATTACCTAACGTTTCAATCGCTCTAAGGCCGTATCCTGTTGTGTTTGTGTTAGCCATAGTTGTTTTCTCCTAAATGTTCATAGTTTTACCTATGAACGGTTAATTTATTCGATAGTAGGGAATTGGTTGTTATCCCGAGAAAATTAACTTTTCTTTGTACCACCGAAGGTTACACGAGATTGTCGATCAATATTGATCGGCATACTCTTATGCTGCTCCCTCATTAGATCGTTGTCTACTGCTTCGTTCATACCATCCGTACGTCTTTTAATGTACGCGGTACGTTGAGCTGCGATCTCGTCAGGTACCTTTGCAAGCAAAAGGCCACCGACCCCAATTACCCCCTTGTATTTTCCAGTATCTAATACTGGGTAATCAGAAGAGTTCTCGACTTCTTCGGCTCTAACTAATTCATAACCAGATCTTAATCTGCCTTGAATATTCTTAGAATCGTCGAATCCAAGAGATTCTGCTCTGATCCATCTGTACCTGAATCCATCAGGCGCAGGGGGTGCATCTAGAGAAGATGGAGGAACCCACACTTTTGGTCTTTCAGTTTTTGACCGTGTTTGGTTCGCACGAGAAGTTGTCTTAGTTTCTTTGTTCATACGCTATACCTCCTTCGTGAGTTTTAATTGTTTTGCGTAGTCTTCGAGTGGCACACCTAATTTTTTCGCGATAGCGACTTGTGAAGGCGTGAGTTTCACAGTTTTGCGACCAGGTTTTACACTTCGATTTGCCGAAGCCACCGACTGAACGGGTCTAGTCGTTTGTATATTATCACTTTTACCAAATTTATGAGGAAAGTCAACACGCATTCTTTTATCAACTTCGTCATAGTACTCGTCAGATTTAGGGTCATACCCTTCCTTTTCAACTAGATCCTTATGGATTTCAAAAGCAGTAAAGGTCATAGCTCGGTCTTGACCGAACCATCTATTCTTTCCTGCCCAATCTTCCGCTTTAGGGTCACTTGGTTGTTGATAAGGTAAATCTCTTGGAGCTTGTTCCGGTAATTTACCACCGTCAGATAGTTTGACGTTTTCTTCTCTACCTTCTTTGGCTTGCTCCATTCTCGCATTCTCAAACGCTAATGTCGCAATTCTTTTGTTAGCCTCAACTTGAGCTTTCGCGTCTCCACTTTCAATAGCACCGGCCAATTCTCGTTGCGCCGCTTCCATGCCAGTTTTGACATTGGTCTCAAATCTTTTCCAGTAATCAGTATCCAGCTTACTAAATTTACGCTGATCTACTTGACGCTGGCTTTCTAAAGCTCTTGCGTATTCGGTTGCAGAATCCCTTTGGCGTTCTGCTTCTCGCATTTTCCGAGTTAGCTTAGCAATTCTTGATTGAACTCCTTTGCTATACTCTTCGAGTTTAGAGTCTTCTTGTTTCTGTTCTTTTTTTATTTCCTTAACGGTTTCTGGTTCTTCGGGCTTGGTCTCTGTTTCCTTTGTTTCTTGGTCTGGTTCCGTCATTGTGACAGTAGGCTCTTTTTCTTTAGTGTCTACTTCTGATTCATCTTTTTCTTCAGGAACAATTACTTCAGCTCCTGGCCCAGATGTATCAAGAGGAACAGTCTTCTGTTCTTTTTCTAATGGTTGTTCATTAGCATTCTCTGTGGGCATAGTTTCCTCCTATGTTAAAATGCATGAAGAATATCCTTTGGATCCTTCACGGTTGCTAAAATTTCATCTTCATTAAGAAGACGAATCTCTCCACCTTCAATATTAATACGCGATCCCGCGTAACGCGCAAAGACAACCCAATCGTTGACCTTGCACCATGGACCATCAGGATATCTCTCTTTATCCCTATAACATTGTGGTCCCATTGCTAAAACTAATCCACATTGGGACGCCACTTGTTGACGTTCTAATGCGCTTTCAGTTATTAACACTCCCCCTTCTGTTTTATCATTCATTTTGAATGGTAAAACAATAATTCTCCAGCCTGTTGGTTTTGGTAATTTTTCTGTTTGTTCCTTGTACTTTTCTTCTAAAGCGTACTTAGGTTTTTGGTTTGTCTGTTGAGTTTCCTTTTGGGATTTCAACGATGTTTCTTCTTTGGTCATAAGGCTCCTTTTCATCAAGCAGGTTAGAGATTTCCTGTTTCACTGATTCCAGTGCGTTTATCTGCCCTATTATATACTTATATGTTTCCATGTTGTCAACCCCACCTGAAGTGATGGACAATGACATAGCTTGGATGCGTCGTTCTAAAGCCCGACGAAGTTTATATATTATGTTTTCCAGATCCATTTATTAGTTTACTATAGTATTTCTTTAAACTTTCATTTCCAACTTTTACTCCACCTAATTTTCCAGAGATATAAGAGCCATTATAAGGCTCACTTACACCACTAGGTTTTTTAAGTTTAGTAAACCAGTTGTTTTTAAATTTTGTTTTATTTCTTGTAGCCATTACTTTTTACCTTTTGGAAATATTTTTTTCATTTGTTTTTTTTCAATTCCACTTCCAAAAGTAGCTATGTCTTTTCCATAAATTTTTGGGTCTAGTTGTCTGATACGTTCGATCATTTCAGCTTTAGTTCTTGGTCGTTTCTTCTTACCAAGAAGTCCTAATCCCCTTTTAGCTATCCCAATTCCAGACATTACTTTTTACGTTTTTTAGTTTTAGCTTTTTTCTTCTTTTTGTTTTTTTTCTTTTTCTTAGCCATTATTTTATTTCTGCTCCTCCGCCTCTTAGAGCTTTACCTCTAGATTTAACGTGACCGCCTTTTTTAAGTTCTTTACGAATTCTATGTTTTTCGTCTCTTAAATTTCTTTTGCCTTTGCTAGTATATGCTTTTTCTGCATCTACTCGACCCAATTCTTCTAGTCTGTTTTCTCTTCTAGTGTTTGCCATTATTTTTTACCTTTTGATAATTGTTCTTTTGTTATACCTAATCTTTTTCTTTTTCTCTCAATATCCCCGGCTTGTTTAACAATAGAAGGCATAGTTTTCTTACCTCTTAGTTCTGATAAAACTTTAGTCGTATGAGGTCTACCAAATCTCTCAACACCAATAGCTGAAGATTTTTGTAAACCTTCAAACATCTTACGTGAT